AGAAAGTTTAAAAAAAGTAGTAGAATTATTTGAAACATATGCAAAACAAATGAAATCTATCACACAAAATCAAGTTGAAAAAGAAGTGATTATTGATGACATTGAAGGTATTTAAAGATTTAAATGAATATTATAAATATTTAGAATTTAAAACTATTGCAGTGTTAGAAGAAATAGGAAATGAGACATTAGATGAATTGAAATTGAAATTAAAATCAAGGTTATATGATTTTGCTCCCAAAATGTATATAAGAACAGGTGAATTAATGGAATCTTTAACTTGTACTAAAGTATTTAAAGATAACGGATTCTTATGTATTAAAATATTTTATGACACTGATAAAATTATTTCATATTCATCTTTAAGTAATCTGCAAGGAGAATGGACTTATGGAAGTGTTTGGGGTCAGCATACAGATATTTATGGAAATGATGTTTCTAATTATATTCCTTTATGGATTGAGGAAGGTACGTCAGCGAATAACGGAAACTTTTTCCCACGAAAAGGAGTTAATTCAATAAGTGAAGAAGTTGAATGGCTTAGAAATAATTTTACAAAACTATTTAAAGAAAAATTAAAGAAACGTGGAATTTTTACTAATTAGACACAAAGATAATAAGTCAATGTGTCTTTTTTTATGTAATTTATAAGAAAGAGAGTTGATTTAACTTGGCTGACGATTTAGGCATATTGCTTAGGAGCAAAATTGATGACAGTGCTAAATCAGTTAAAAAATTAAATGCACAAATAAAATCATTATCATCCAAAATAAGCGAATTAAAATTAAATATTAAATTTGATGATAAAGTATTAAAACGGTTAGAAGATAGTATAAAAGATTTACAAAAAAGTGCTAAAGTTAATTTTGAGATAGATGATTCGAAAATTAGAAATGTACAATTAAAAGTTGAAAAAATATTTGGGAAATCTATAAAATTTAATCCTGACATTGACAGTCGAGGAATTGAAGATTTAAAACAACGTGTAAAAGATGTAAAAAACAATATAGATGAATTAGCAAAAGTTCAAATTAACACTACTAAAAATGGTGGGATAAAATCGGCATTAATTACTTACAAAAATGAAATAGGTCAAGTAGTTCAAGAGACATTAACATGGCAAAATCATTTAAATAAAACTGGAGATTTATTAAAACGAGTATTTACTACAACAAATGTAAAGTATGTTGACGATATTGAAAAAGCAACTAAAGCACAAGAAAAATTAAATAATGAATTATTAAAGCAACAAAAATTTGTATTTAAAAAAAACACACAATTAAGTGGTTACGAGAGTGATATTAATAATTTATCTATTACTAAAGGATTGAATGTTAATAATTATCTAAATGATATTACTAAAATAAAAAGTGAGTTAGCACAACTACAAACTTTAACAGTTGGAACTACAGGATACAAAACAGCAGAAGATTCTATAAATAGAATGACTTCATCTTTAAAAGAAAAGATAAATTTAGAAACACAAGGTTTGAATGTTCTAAAAAAACAAGAAGATTTATATTCAAGAATAGATAAACAGTTAGCTAATTTAAAAGATATAACTATTAAAAATGAAAAATTCGACACTACTCAATATGAAACTATTGCAACTGAATTTGAAAGAATAAAAAGTGCTGTCTCTAATGGAAGCATGTCTTTTGCTGAAGCAGACAGTAATATTAAAAAAACTACTGTCAGTATGAAAGATTTTGAAGTTCAAGCTAAAAGGTCAAGTAATACCACTAATGCTTTTTCCGCTACATTTAAGAGATTTCTTACATATTTTACTTTTTATGATGTTATAAGATTAGGACAACGAGCAATTAAAGAAATGGTTGGAACTATCTATGAGTTAGATAATGCACTTGTTGAATTAAGAAAAGTATCCGATTTAACTGGGAATTCATTAAATTCATTTGTAAATGATGCATATAGATTAGGAAGTCAAATTAGTAAAAGTGGTAAAGAAGTGATACAAGCTTCTACTGAATTTGCGAAAGCTGGATATAATGACGATGAAATATTAGGACTTGCTAAATCTGCCTTAGTGTTAACATCTATTGGTGATGGTATCAAAAATGTCGGAGAAAGTGCTAGTACAATAATATCGGTACTCAAAGGGTTTGGTAAATCAACTGGCGAGGTTACTTCAATACTGGATACTATAAATAATGTATCTAATAATTCTGCTCAATCATTTGAGAATATCACTTTTGCACTTCAAAGAATGTCTGGAGTTATGCATGCTTCAAATGTAACGCTTGAAGATAGTGTTGGAATGTTTGTTGCTATAAATGAGGTTCTAAGAAATAGTGAGATGAGTTCAACGGCATTAAACACGATTTCGATGCGTATCCGTGGACTATCGGAAGATGGCGAAGCTATTGATGGATTAGTCCCTAAACTTGAAAAAATGTATAAATCCTTTACTGGAATTAATTTGACTGATACAACAACAGGTCAATTAAAGAGTTTATCAGAAGTTACTAAAGAATTATATCCTATTTGGGGAAAATTATCAGAAAATCAAAAACAGTACATTGCACAAGAAACCGCTGGTATTCGTCAAGCTAAAGCATTTTTAACTTTAATGAATAATTATAATAGAGTTCTTGAGGTTACTGATTTAGCTTACGATAGTGCTGGTAGTGCAATGCAAGAATTTGAGAAATGGCAAGATTCGCTAGAAGGTAAAACAAATAATTTACGTTCTGCTTTTGAACAATTAACAACTAAAACTTTGAATTCTGATTTTGTCAAAGCTATGGTAGATGCGACTACTTCTATGGTGGAATTTATTACTGCTTGTGGAGGTGCTGTACCTGTTATAATTGCATTGGGAGTAGCTTTGACAGGATTAAAATTAGTATCTTTAATAAAGAATATTGAAAATTTAACTGGAGTTACTTTGACTCTTATTACAGCAATTAAAAGTTTTGGTGCAATTAAGTTTCTATCAATAATTGGATTAATTTCTACTGCTATAATTGGTATAGCCTACGCTTTTAATAGTGTTAAAAACTCAGCAGAAGAAGCATTGGCAAAAACACGAGAAAATATAGAATCTTTAAATAAAGAAATAAGTGACATTAACACAAATAAATCAAATTTTCAATCTTTAGCAAATGAGTTTGAAGAACTATCTAAAAATACAAATAAAAATGCAGAAGAAACAGAGCGTTATTATAAAGTACAAAGTGATTTAAAATCAATCCTTCCAAGCCTTAACGGTTATTACAATGAGCAGGGCGACTTCATATTATCTAATGCTACAAGCTATGAAGATTTAAATGAACAGTTAAAAATATATTTACAGCAAAAGAAAGAAGAATTAGCACTAGAATCTAAATCATCGGCTGGTGCAACTGTTGAAAAATATAATAATTTAAAAGCTGAATTAGAAGGTTTAACCGAATATATTAATTTATACAACAAAAGAGAATCTGGTACTTTAACAACCGACGAAAAAGACCGTTGGAGTGAGATTGTATTAAACTACAGCCAGAATTTTGATAAAGTAAAAGAAAAACTTAAAGAAGTAAAAGAAGAATTTAATTCAACTTCTAGTCAAGTTCGTTCTGATGTATTAAATATTGTCAGCGACACAAAAGAATGGACAAGTGCTACAGAACAACAAAAGAACGCTATTCGTGAAGCTTTATCTAAAACAAGTGTCGATTATATGTCAAGTTGGTCTGAAGGTCTGGCGAATGGTACTCTAACAATGGATGATTTTATGTTATCCATGAGAGTTCTTATTCCTAATTTAAAAGAATTAGGTGATGTGACAGAGCAATCTGGAGATGATACTGGTAAAGCTTTTGAAGAACTATCTAAGCGTATAGAGAAATTCAATGCAGTTTCTTCGGATATGAATAAAATTAATAGTATTTTTACTTCACTAAATAAAAATGGTGCATTAACATCTTCTGAAATTAGTGAATTATTAGGAATATCAGAAGATTTTGTATCAGTTTTAAATGATGAATCAGCACTTAGAGATAAATTAAATACAACATTAGAAGACTATAAATCTAAACATAAACAAGCTTATTATGAAATGATTAAAGATTCTACTGATTACTATGATAAACTTGTTAATGGCAATGTCGGTGTTTATAATGAATTGTTAAAAAAATTACAGAAGCATATAGATGATAAAGGTGTTGGCTATACTGTTGATTTAAAAAATTACAAAACTATTGAAGAAGCTAAACTCAAAATAACTAAAGATTTAATTACTGAAATCGCTGGCATATGGTCTAAGTATTTCAATTCAACCACTGGAGCATTTCAAAATATAACAGAACAAGAATGGGATAGTTTAAGTGATAAAGAAAAAATACGTCTAGGCAATATGAGGAAAACTATTGCTGATTTAGTTAATGGTTTAAATGAAGAGTTTAAAGGAGTAACATTAGATAGTTTTGATGTTAAACTAGACAGTGATATTGGCGGGAAATCATCTGCTAAGGATAGTATTCTTAAACTGTATGAAGAACGTAAAAAAGCTATTGAACATGAAATATTCTTATCAAAACAACTTCAATCTACATACAAAGAAACATCAAAAGAGTATTTAGCTGAAGCTGATAAACAAGCCAAAAAGTATAAAGAACTTCAAAACTTAGCAAGTAGCACAAAAATAAATTTAGGTTTATCCTCTACTTCATCTGAAGGTATGCAGTTATCGCAAGATTGGTGGTCTGCTTATAATAGTGAAACTTCTGTTTATCAAGATAAACTAGATTCTATGACTGCAACATACGAAGAACAAAATCAACTTCTTGAAGATAGAATACGTTTATTAGAAATAGAACAATCTAAATTGGAAGATACAGACCCACAAAATCGTGCTATAGAAGAAGAAAAATATAGCTTAATATTAGCACAACAAGATTTATTACAAAAGAAATTAGATGAAATTCGTAAATCAAACGTTAAAGGTTGGGAAGAAGAATATAAAGAGCTTTCTAAGAAAATTGTAGACCTATATGAAAAGGAAATCTCTAGTGTAAAAACTATTAAAGTTTTTGATACTGAAGCATTAAAGTTAGAAAGTGATAATATCAAAAAAGTACAGGAATCTTATTCTAAACTTCAAGGTTATTATGCTCAAATGCGTAAACGTCAAATGAATGAAACTAAGAAAATGTATCAAGATGAGTTAAAGCAAATAAATGATGTTTCCAATGCTAAAAAAGATGCTATCAATAAAGAAAGACAAGAAAAACAAGATAAACGTGCAATTGATGAAAAGACAAAGGCTATAACTGATATCCAAGATGAAATGAGTTTAATTAAAAATGATGAAACTCAAATAGCAAGATATTTGGAATTACAAGAAGAATTAGTGAAAGCTAGGCAAGATTTAACAGATGAACAAGATGACCAAAAATATGAAAATCGTATCAATGCTATAGAAGAGGAACAAAAGCGAGTTCAAGAAGAATATGAGTATAAAATACAAAAGCTTGAAGAATACATTGATGATGAGGAAAGATTGAAAAATGAATTTAATCGTAAAATGGAAACTAACAATAAAGCATTATTCAAGTCACTTATGGATGAAGCTAAAAAGTATGGTACATTCACTACTGAAGAACTCCAAACTACATGGGATACTTGTACTGAATCATTGTCAAATTTTAATACTAAGCAATTTAATATTAACAAGTCATTTGATGAAATGGCTAATAGGCTTAAAACTATACAACAATTAATAAAAAGCATTAACAGTATGTCAATTAATGATTATTCCAATAAACTACCTGCTGGTAATATAAAAGGCGGTACGAGTAAAGCCATTATACCTAAACATCATACTGGTTTATATGCTGGGGTTGTAGGTGGTAGTCAATATCAGACTAAATCTATGGAACAGTTGACTAAATTACTCAAAGGTGAATTGGTGATTAATGCCCCACAGGCTGATAAGTTTATGAAAGAAATAGCACCTAATATAGCACAATCAACTAATGGTATAACAATTCAGCAAGGCGATATATATGTTAGTGGTGATGTTAGTAATGAAAAAATCGATGAGTTAAAAGGTATGATGATACAACAAAGAAAAGATATACTTAATGATTTTAAAAAAATAGCAGGTGGGAATAAAGGTATGACGCCTAATTTTGGAAAACTATCAATCTAATAATAAAGAGCAATATTCTTTTAATCAAGTTTATTGCTCTTTTAATTTATAAAAACAAAGAAAGGAGTTGATAAAATTGTCATTTTATGGTTCAAATTTTATATTTGATAATAAAAGTTTGCGTAGTTTTGGATTCACCCTACTCTACAATAATGAAAATAAAGGAAATATAAGCGAAACGAGTTTAGAAACTGACAAGGCACAAAATAGTCCATTTTTTAATATAGTAACAAAAAATGATAATAGCCCATTAGAATTTGATTTATATTTCGGTAGAGAAACAAAAATACCACGATACGAGTTTGATGTTGTTAAATCTTGGTTACAGCCACATGATAAAGAATACCATAAACTTTACATTGAACAAGATGATTTACTCGGTTGCTATTATAACTGTGTAATTACTAAAGTTGAATATGATACATTTGGTAATATTCCTTATTGTTTGACTTGTCATGTGGTGTGTGATAGTCAGTATGTTTATTTAAATGATAAAGTACATGAAACGATTATTAGTACAAGTCCTACAACTTTGACTTTTAATAATACTTCATCTGCTCCCCTACTCTACCCTATCTATGAAATAAAGTGCAATAAAGAAGAAGGTGCTGTTGAAATCAATAATACTACAATAGGAAAATCAATTAAATTTACAGGTTTAAAATTAAATGAAATTATAACTATTGATACATTAGAAAAGACAATTAAATCATCACAAGACTTAAAAACATTTTATCGTATTACTGATGGGTATTTGAATTTTATAAGATTAAAACAAGGTAAACATAATTTTACAATAACTGGCGATGCAAGTAATTTCAAAATTAAATATAAAATATTAAGAAAGTTTGGTGGCTAATTTGAAATTAAGCTATTTGGCTAATATATTAGAAGATGTTAATTTACAATTGTGTAATCCAAACGGCGAAGTATTATGTATTATCAACGACTGTTATGTCGCCGACCTACAATTAACTTTTAATAATATTAATGAACTATCAATATCTGTTCCAAAAGTTAAAAACGGTAAAGATGTATATTATTATGACTGGTTAGTTTTAAATAGAATTATAAGAATTGATAATGTGGGTCAATTTGTAATACAAGATATAAATACTGACACTTCTACTGGAGAAGAAATAAAGAGTATTACAGCACAATCATTAGAGTGTGTGTTTAGTTGGAAGAACATACCTCTATTAAAAGGAACTTATAAATTTTATAGCGATGTGGTTTCTGAAATTCCAAGCACATTAATTGGTAAATTAAAAGGTTATATGTCTAGTTGGACTTTTGACGAGATAGATAATGAATTATATGATGTTTATAGAACTTTCAATCGTGAAAATATCAGTATTTATAATTTAATAGTAGAAGATGTTCAGCCTACTTACGAATGTGTTTTTAAATTTGACACTATAAATAAAAGTGTAAAGATTAAAAAAGTATCTAATTTAATCCCTAAAACTGATATATATATATCTGATGAAAATCTAATAAAAGATATGAATTGTGTTCTATCGAAAGATAATTTTGTAACTGTTTTAGAAGTTAAAGGCTCTGGAGACTTAGGAATTAATCGTGTTAATCCTATTGGTACTAATTTTCTATACAATTTAGACCACTATTTAACTGATAATACTGGTATGATGTCAGATGGATTAAAAACAGCATGGATTAAATGGAAAGATGATTATAACACTTATGCTAATACATATGGAGATAAATTAATCGCTTTAAAAATTAAAAAAGATGAATTATTGGCTTTACAGAATGAAATAGCTGTATTAAATGCGGATTTAGAAGTTATTAAAGATGCAATTGATATCAAGAACGAATTAGGGCAAAATGCATCTTCGGAAGGGTCACAAAGACGAACAAAAGAAAATGCGATATTAAATAAAAAAGGTCAGATGACTGAAAAAGAAAACGAAATAACCACATTAAACAATGAACTTGATACTATTAACAAGACAATAAATCCTGTCGGAAATACTATATATTTTACAATTTCTCAATTAAATGAGTTAGATTTTTTATTTAGAACAGGTAGTTGTGTTAATGATTTATTTGCCATAGCTGATACGATAACAGATAAACAAAAACAAGAAGTTGCAGAAAACTTAATGGTGTTTGGTAAAAGCAAATTAGATAAGCTTAGTAAACCGCATTGGACTTTTAATCTTAATACTATTAATTTATTAGCTAATGAAAAATATCAATATCAATATAATCAATTAGAGTTGCCTTGTGAAGTAACTATTGAAAAATCCGAAGGTGAATTGTTTAATCCTATATTATTGGGTTGTAAAATTAATCTCAAAAATACTACGGATATGCAATTAACATTTAGTGAAAGTATGCGTGTTACTAATGATTTAGTGACAATTGAGGATTTACTGGGTAGTCCAGCTAAGACTCAAATGACGGTTATTAAAAATATGGCAGATTGGATTAACTATGTTGATTCTGGAGATAAAAATAGGATTAATAATTGGTTAGGAAATCCGCTACAAGCAGATATACAGATGGTAACTAATTCAGATAATCAAACATTTATCATTGATAAACGTGGTGCATTATTTAGAAAAACTCTTGCAAATAGCACAGACTATAATGATAAACAATTAAAAATTATCAATAACGGTATATGGATGACAGATGATAATTGGATTACAGCTAAGTTAGGCGTAGGTGAGTTTACATTAGCAAATGGAACTAAAGTAACAGGTGTTATTGGCGATTATATTGTAGGTAATATAATTATGTCAAATAATCTTTACATAACAAATACTGCTGGTACGGTATCAATAGACAAAGATGGTATGAATGTTACAAGTATGAGTATGACTTTAACAAATGCAACAGCTACAAATCGTATAATATTAAATGGAATTGATGTTATTAGAGTTCAAAAGAAAGTCAGCAATACATGGAGTGATTTATTATATATAAACAATGATGGTGAATTAAAGTTAGCAACATACTCAACAACTGCTGACATGAACGCCGCTATAACTATTAGTGCCAATGGGTTACAATCTCAAATAACAGAAACAAACGGAAATATATCTACTTTAACTCAAACAGTAAACGGATTAAGTTCTACTGTATCTTCTCATGGTGACAGTATTTCAACATTACAACAAACAGCCACTTCGTTACAAAGTCAAATAACGACTACAAATGATAGTGTGTCCACAGTAACTCAAACAGCTAGTGATTTATCTATTGCAATTAATAATACCAAGGTTGTTATAAATAGTGCAGATGGTATAACAATTACTAATGGCGGTTTTAAAATAATGAATGGTAGTGCAGTTAATTTTAAAATAAGCGCAGATGGACAAATGTATCTTAGAAGCAATTTATGTAGTGATAAAATTGCTATTCTAAGTAATAAAATATGGTTCAATGCCAGCATGAGTAATGACGGGACTATATCTACTAATGGTGGACAGATTTATCAGTATTTAGATAATTTCTATATAAGCGTTACCCAATCTTCGATGCCTATAATAATTGGTAATGATAATTACTATTATAAATGTATTCCAACATTTTCATCTTCAGCATATGTTCATGACTTTTATGGTAAAGTAAGAATACAGACGAGTTTAAATTTAATGGGTAGAAATTGTAGTTGGGTATTAGAAAATGGTAAGTATTTTTTACAAGGAGTATAAAGAAAGGATTAAAAGATGATAAAAACAAAGTTAATAAATATAGTAAATTCTATAGATTCTTTAAAAGAAATGTCTAAATTAGGAATTAATGGAATAACATCTTACAAAATAAGTAAGCTAATATCTAAATGTATGGAAGAATACAATAACTATGATTTATATAGAAATACATTAATAGATAAATATGGCGAATTAAATGATAAAAAACAAAAGCAGGTTAAAGACAAATGTCTACCTGCTTTTTATAATGAAATAAATGAATTTCTTAATGTTGATATAGAGTTATTATTTGATAAATTCTATTTACCTATATCTATTTTAGAAAATAGCAAACTTGAACCTATGCATTTTATTAATACTTCTGAATTTATAGAGTTTATAGAAGATGATATTGAAGAAAAGTAGGTGGAATTTATGGAAGAAGAAAAAAAATATATAGCTGGTTGTACTATACCATTAAAGTTTATTGTTAATCAAGAAGGTGACCCATTTCCATTAGATAGTATTATATTGTCATTATCCATATCAGAATATAATGATTTAATACCTATCCTGACTAAGACTAATACTGATTTTAATATAGAAAATAACATTGCAACATATGTATTAACTTCAGATGAAACCAAAAATTTAGACGGCAAGTATAGATATCAAATTAGTTTTACAGACCAAGAAAACAATAACTGGACAGAAGAGAGATATTTTACAATACGAGGAAAAATTCAATAGGAAGCGAGTGACAAATAATGCCAAGTGGATTATTTAATGAATATAAGCATAAATTATTAGGTCATATCTTTGGGAATAGAACTTTTTCTGTTCCCTCTACTATTTATATAGGCTTATCTAAAACAGCTTGTTTAGCAGACGGTACAGGTATTACAGAAGTTACAGGTGGTAGTTATGCTAGAGTTGCTATAGCAAATAACTCTATAAATTGGACAACTCCCGTAAACAAGCAAGTTAAAAATGTAAATACGATAACATTTAATACAGCAACAGCAGATTGGAATACATATGTTGCTAGTGGTGGAGTTTTATATGTATTCTATGCAGAAACTTCTACAGGTACAACAGGAAATTTAATGGGGTTTTGTGATATTCCATATAAATTTATTCAATCTGGCACTACCTTAATAATCAAACCAAATGGTTTAACTTTGAGTCAGGTATAAATTATGATAATTAATTTAGATATATTCAATAAAAAAACTGTAGATATTGATTTGTGTAATAATACAATTAGTGATAATTTTAATGTATTCACTAAAAAAATTGTAAATATTAACCTATCTGATAATACGGTTAGTGAAATTTACGACATATTTAGAAAACACAGTATTGAATGTAATGTAGAAAATCTTAAATTGTTTCTTGAACTTATTGTTAATATGCAAATTGAAGATATAAATTTAAAATTAGATTATGATATGCAATTAGAACTAACACCTGCTCTAGTGATAGAAGATGTTAGTTATTCTATTATTTATGAAATATTACAAGAAATACAAATAAATTGTGTTATTGAAGATATAAATATATCTACTAATTTGGATATTGAAATTAGTTTATTTTTAAATTGCATACTTGAGGATATAAATTTTAGTTGTGAAATGATGTTGGTAGTATTAAGAACTATTAATGAGATTGGATTAATTACTTTAAATGATATGACTAATATGACTTTAGATGAGTTTTATTATAAACAAATATAAGAAAGAGGTGATTATATGGCATATCAATTTGATAATATTCCAACTTTAGCTGGAACTGATAATGCTAAGGCTCAAGTTGATGAAATAATAAATAAACATAATGGTAATATGACAAAAATAGATGCTGCAATTGCAGAAAAAATTACTCAAGTCACTTTAAAATCATCTCTACCTACTTCCCCTACTACAACTAATAACTTGTATATAGTTTATGGAGATACAACAGCTAATAATGGTCAATATCGTTGGAATGGTAGTTCGTATGAAAAAGTAAGCACACAATTAGATTATGCTACACAACTCGAAGCTGAAGCTGGAACGAATACTGTAAAAGTTATGACACCGTTGAGAACTTTTCAAGCTATAGCTAAGTGGATTACGACAACCACTGTATCTACTTTAAACACTACAGTAAAAACTATTAGTGGTGCTATAAATGAGTTATTTAATAACAAACTAGATAAAGCTGGCGATGCAAAAGATACAACCGTTACATTCTCAGAATCTACAACTAGAGAAGACTTAGTGTCAGGCGATAAATCATCGGTTTTAATGAGTAAGATAAAAAAATGGTTCACTGATATTTGGACTTCATTAGGAGAAAAAGCGGACAAACAATGGATGCCAGATGCTTGGAAAGTAGAAGCGGCGTTACCATCGACGTACCCTTATGGTACAACATATTTCTATAGCGGTGACAATATTTTTAATAATATAGGATATGTGGTTGTTGAAACGATACGAACTCCAACTGGCACTAAACAAATAATATTTAGAGATTTTTCTGCAAGTGGAGGACAATATGTCCGTTATAATATTGATGGTAATAATAATGCTTGGACAAGATGGCTCAAAGTAGATGAAATGCCATATATAGCTATGCATTTAAATACACTAGGATGGAAAAGATTTGCCACATCTGATATACTAAATTCGCATTATGGTTTTGCAATATTTCAACTCGGAACATATTTTAATGATAACCCACCATTTACTTCTACATTTTTAGTTAATAAAACTTATAATGGTATTAGTATTACACCTATTGGAACAATACCTGTTGGATTTGAACCTATCATACCTAAAATTAGAGCAGTGTATTTAAACGGTATAGCTTATCTTGAATTATATTATAATACTACAGGTAGTAACTTTACTTATATGCAGATGTCAAATAATCTTAATTTTACACTATTAAATACTTTTATAGATGGGTCTATACCATCAGGGTATAACGTTAAAGAGGTATCATTATCAAATTCAGTTACAACAGATAAAATTGATATTTTACTAACTCCAGAAAGTGGTTATACAGTTTTAAAAAATAATAGTTATAAAGACTGTATAGGAGCGATACATTTTGATTTTGTAATAGAAAAGACATCAGGAACATTTGGTGCTAATGAAATAGTATGTGGATTTACAAGTTTGTTCACAGATTTAGCACCAATCAGTGTAATGTTTTTAACTACAAATGGGCTTGGATATGATGGTTTATGTCTTTCAGCTTCATCAAATAAATTGCAAACATTAGCAGACGTTCCAACTAATTGCAATAAAATATATTGCAGAGATGTTATATAGGAGGTATAAAATGATACAAGTTTATAAAATAGACGAAAATGGATTTTATAAGAGGATAGATGAAGTTGAAGAATTAGATGAATTATGTATAACTACCCCTATGACAATAGGCTATGTAAAACCAAAATGGAACGGCGTTGAATGGATTGAGGGTGCAACACAACAGGAAATATACGAGTGGAATTTGGAACATCAATCTAAACCACAAGAACCATCTGAATTAGAATTATTAAAAGAACAGGTTATAAATTTACAAGCATACGAAGTAGAAAAAGTTGAGAAAAAATACATGGAGGTTACAAGTGTATAGTATACTAAAAAATTTAATTAATGTTAAATTCTATAAGACTAAGGAAATAGCCGTTAATAAGGTCAATGTATGTTTTGGAATGGATACTATTAAAGAGACAGAATATACAGAATTGACAATGTTAATAGATACAAAGTATCCTACAGAAGTAACAGAATAATGTAGTATTAAAATAAAAATAGGCAAAGTTTCAGATACGATAAATAGTATCTTTTATTTTGTCTATTTTAGGTATTCTATTTTATAAAAAGATACCACTTACAACTTTCAACTTCAAATTTTAATTCATATTTATTTGAATTGTTTTGTAGACAGGTGAAAACTATTCGTTTATTCCCATAAAGATTTTCTTCATTAATTTTGATTATTTTATCAATTTGAATAGTTTTCCCATCTTCTCTTTTAAATCGTAATGGTGTTATCTTACCATCTCTTTCAAAAGATGATAAAACAGTTATATTTTCATTAGATACTTTCATAATATTAACTCCTATTAGTGCTATAAAAATTATAACAAACATCCGTTCGATTGTAAATGAGAAAATTTAATAATAACAAAATTTATTGAGAGCCTTTAAGGTTCTTTTTTATTGTAAAGAAAGAAGTGATTAAATGGAGTTTAGTAAAAAAATTTTATATGTATTATGGATTAGTACAACAATAGTTGTGTTTTTTGCTTTTGTGTTGATGTGGAAATTTGGTGACTTATCGCCTTTAAATGTCATAATAGGTGGACTTTTTGCAGAACTGGCAACATCAACTGGATTTTATTACTGGAAGGCAAAAAATGAAAACATGGCTAAATTTAAAAATATAAATGTCGAGGAGGACATAGATAATGGATTGGATAATTAATAATTGGTACATAGTATTAGGTCTTATAGCTGTAGTAATAGCAATAGTTGTAGCTTGTAGAAAATTTTTAGGATTACCTACTGATAAGCAAATAGCAAAAGTAATGGAATGGCTAGAATACGCTTGTGCAATAGTAGAAAAAGAATTAGGTGGCAAGACTGGTGAATTAAAATTAAGAAAAGTTTATGATATGTTTCTTATTAGATTTAATTGGTTGGCTAAAGTTGTTCCGTTTGAATTATTTAGCGAATTGGTCAAAGTCGCATTAAAATCCTTAGAAGAAAAAGCCAAAGAGAACAAAGCTATTGAAAATTTTATAACTAATAAAACAGAATAATACAAAACTTTAATAGGAGTGATTAAATGTTATTTAATAAATTTAAAATGACTTCTTTGTATGGTAATAGGGTTTTAGGAAATGGTGACGATAGATTCCATGATGGAATTGATATCGTAGGAATAGGAAATATTACTCTACTCTCTCCCATTGATGGAAATGTCATATCATCTCAAATTATAACTAATAAATCTAATTTAACTTGGCAATGGGGACATTATGTTTGTGTTCAATCAAAAGATAAGTTTAAACATTATTTTTGTCATTTAGCAAGCAGAAATGTAAAAGTTGGGGATACAGTTAAAAAAGGTGATGTAATTGGGATTATGGGCAATACTGGATATTCATTTGGAAGTCATACTCATTATGGTATTAGGAATTTGGCTAATCAATGGATTAATCCATTAGAATATTACAAGCTATATTTGAAAGAAAATATGATTTATAATTTGTCTGATATATTTAAATTTGAAGATTCTAAATCTAAAACTTTTACATATGTTGAAGCTGTAGAATACGTTAAAAAAGAAGTGAATTTAGCTAACGATACTATTACCTATATGAAGGGTTATAAGTATTGTGAAAGTTTATTTATTAAACTTGCTAATTTAATTTATAATAAGCCACTTAAAAATAAAAGTATATCAAAAACTATTTTATACATCTTTAAAGATATAAGCAAGTTAGAAGATGAAACTATAAAGTATTTGTCTAATTATAAATATGGTAATGATTTAATAAATAAATTAATTTTAGCAATGAAATAAAAATAATAAAAGAGATGGAAAGCTGTTAACTAGACCATCTCTTTTATTATGCGTTGCCCTATGATGGACTCTATAGGGCATTTATATTATATCCCAAAAGATGCATTAATAAAAGAAAAAATTTATAATATGGGGTTAAAAATGGACAAAGAACGTGAAATAGAAATTGAAAACAGATTAACAGATGTTGAAAGACGAAATAAGGTTAGCGAAAAGCGTATTGATAAATTAGAAAATCAATATGAATTAATAATGGATATGAACTCTAATATAAAAGTGTTGGTTGAACAAAACGGTACTCAATCGAAAGCGATTGAAACTCAAACACAAGCAATTGCTAATGTGGAATCAAATTTAAACACTTTTAAAACAGAAGTAAAACAAGATATGTCAAGTTTAAAAAAGGATATAGATGAAGTTAAAATCCAACCTGATAAGAAAAGTGCTGAAACTTTTAATAAAATAAAGTGGGAAATTGTTAGATATATTGTAATAGCAATAACAGCATTGTTAATAGGTAAATTTGGGCTATAATAGAAAGGCGTGATTTGAGTGGCTAATGAATTAAGTAGAAGCAAACGTGTTTGTATAGGAATTGAAGTTACAGATGAAATGATTAATCAAGAAAATTTAAAACTTTTACAAAAATATGAACGTGATATGGAAATGCGTGAACTTTCTAAAAAGTCAATTTATAGTTATATATGTGATTTAAAAGCTTGGTTTAGATATTTATACTTAGAACAATTTAATCCATGTGTAACTGATTTAACGGAAGATGATATTGAAGAACATATTTTCTTTTGCAAAAAAGAAGGGAATAATACAGAACGTATAAAAAGAAGAATGGCAAGTTTAAGTGCGTTTTATAAATTTCTAAGAAAGAAAAAACTAATAACTGAAAACCCTATGGAATTTATATCAAGACCAAAAAAGGGTTTGCCAGTTGTTGTACAAACTTTTTTAACTGAAGAACAAGTTAAATTAATGCGAGAAAAGCTTGAAGAAAATAATGATTTACAATTAAAAACTTTTGTATTATTTGCATTATCAACAATGGCTAGAGTTAATGCTTTAAGTAATGTAATGTGGAAACAAATTGACTTTGATAATCGTACTGTAGATGATGTACTTGAAAAAGAAGGTAAAATTGTTACATTATATTTTTCACAAGAAGTTAAAGATTTATTATTAAAATTAAAAGAACAACGTGAAGTTGACAATATTGAAAATGATTATGTTTTCTTAAATGATTATAATAGACAAGCTTCTGTAAATACATTAAGTGATTGGACTAAAAAAGTTGGTATAATGATTGGTATTCCAGAATTACACCCTCATGATTTTAGACATAGTGGTAGTCAATTATTATCGTTACAAAATTGCCCAATTGAAACAATTTCAGAATTGTTGAACCATTCTGGATTAGACGTGACGAAGAATCATTATTTAAGGCAAGATAAGAATAAAATGCGTGAAAAGAAAGACCAATATGAATTAAAATTTTAA